TCGTGCGGGTGTCGAACTCAACGCCCTTATTCTCGGCAACACAGCCCATCAGGTAGCCGCCGCCGGTAAAGGTACGGGTGATGTAAGCCTGCACCAGGGCATGGACAGCCGCGTCGTCGGTGTCCACACAGATAACATTGCCGCGCACGGCGTCGAAGGCGTCCAGGGCCGCGCTGTAACTTACGGTGTTCGTGGTGGGCTGGGTGCCCTTGGTCATAGCCGACTGGGTAACGGTAGCCATAACGCCGGAGCCTGCGGCGGTTGCCTTGGCGATGAAATCCTTGGTTGCTGCATTGATGGCAGCAGCCAGGCCAGCGGGTTCCTTCTTGTCGGCCGCAAACGTCACCTTCAAGAACTCGGTCGTGCCCTCGTAAATGATGCACTCGCGGCCGTCGCCGGTCAGGCTGTCGCGGATGGAAACGGTGAAAGCCCGGTCGCCAACATAGGCGCCGGTAATGGTCACAACGTCGGCCTTCGCGTCATCTTTCAGGGTAATGGTGGGCGCGGTGCCGCCGGTGCCACAGCGGACAAAATAGCCGCTGGAAATGCCACCGGAAAACATTTCGGTGATAAGGTCCTCGGTGTTGCCGTTGCCAAATACCGCGTTCACGTTGGTGGACGGTTCAAAGGCAACGGCCTTGTTCAGGGGACCCCAGTTGGCGCGAATGATGCCCATGCCAACGCCATTCAGGGCGCCAGCCAGTTCACCGCCGCCAACACTATAACGCCGGTGGTAAACGCCGGGGCGGGTCTTGGTTTCGCCCACAGAATAAGTGCCAGCCATATTATTTCACCTCCTTGGTCGCAAACTCGGTGATGATGGCCCTTGCCTCCTCAACGGTGGCAGTCTTCTTGCAAGCCATGCGCAGGGCAGCGGTGGCAACGTCCGGCGAAACGCCAAACTTTGCCGGGGCTGCTGCGATAAGCTCGGCCGCGGTATAGGTGGCCGCCGCCTCTGCGGGCGCAGCAGCCGTGGTTTTGGTTTCTGCCATAATAGCCTCCTTTTACGGGTTGTAGTTGTAATTCGTGTTGATGTGGTTCAGCTTGTGGGCGAACTTCGGCCGTTTCAGGATTCCCCAGCGGACGCCAAGGCGCATTTGCCCGGCCGTCAGCGGGTCCAGGCTCCCGTCCACTTCCAGAGCGCGTATAAACATGGGCGAGGTGTCCAGCATTTCGACTTCCCCGCGGGTTGCAAGCTCGTCCGCCAAGGCTTTGAGCCAACGTTGGCGGCCTGCATAGGTCGGTGCGATCATGTGGCCCACCAGGACGCCTTCCATCCACGCCACAGTGTGCGTTTCCTGTGCCAGGTGGTAGTTTGCAAGGCGGAAATAAGCCGCCGGGCGCTCGTCCGACGGCTCCGTATACTCGCCCATGCGGTCGCTTCCAATCACGGTCACAGCGTCGCTCCACCTGTTCGTGAAGGCGTTCATCGCCATGATGGGGTCCGGGTCGGTGGTTTCCTGCTGCGGCAGCGCATACAGATCAAAAGTCACCGTCACGCCAATGACGCGGGCGCTCTTGTCAAGCTGCTTTGTGGCCTCGAAGGTTTCACTTGTAACCCACGCCAGGCTGTACGGGGGCTGTTCATGCGGCGCCACAATAACGTCGCACAGGGCAGCCCGGACGCTGGGCTCTACGGCCTCCGGCGCGGTCCCGCTGTCCAGGCACCAAACATCAAGGTACAGATTCCCGGCGGTTTGGCGCTCGGGGTTTGCCCTCATGTTGATGGTGTAGGAAATACGCGGATACTGTTCAGCCCCGGCCCAGCCCGGGTCCGTGTCGGTAGGCACCGGGCCAAAGAAAACGGCCGGTGCCCCGTTGTGGAGCGCCAGCCGTTCAGCGGCGGCGGATTCAGAGATCCGCTTATAGATAAGTTCTTCAAGCGTCATGCTGTACTCCCTCGGTCTGGATGGTCTTCATGTCGGTGCTCCAGGAAATTTCCCAAAGCCCTTCTGTGACCTCGTCTGCCGCGATCAGAAAGTAATTGCACACGTTCCGGATGCCCGGAAAATAAAGGCAGCGGATTTCCCCGCCGGTCACGGCGGTAACAATACCGTTCTTTGCCTCGTTCCAGTCTGCGTACTTTGCGCGGATCAGGTCGCCGGGGTGGATGGCGGTTGTATCAATCGCCGCGGATGTGGTTTCTTTCATAAGGCCCATGGGCTCGCCCTCCTCTTAGGTGTATTTTTCTTCAAAAATAGCCTTCACCTCGGGGAAGGCCTTCTGCTTGATCTCCTCCGCATAGGGGCGCGGGGAAATTTTGCTGGTTCCATCTTCCAGGAACGGCGCATGCTTCACATCTGTGCGGATGCCGGGTGTGTAGTGCTTGGCGCTCTGGACGATTTCGCTTTTGGCAAGCGGCCGGAAGCTCCGGCGGAGGTCGCCGGTGCGAAGGGCGGGCGGCTCACCGGGGGCGGATGCCGTATAGGTCTTGTTGCTCGCAGGCTTGCGG